CTGAGTTTTTCTAATAATCTACCATTATACCCTACATAGAAACCATCTATTATTTTTACATAATCTAAAAATTTAAATTTTTCCATTACATATCCTTCCAACCCTGCTCTTTTATGTTTAATCTGCGTTCTTCTTGGTTATACACACAAGGTATTTGTGCTGTTTTCGCATTTGCTAATGGTTCTCTAATAACATCTATTTCCCATCTTCCGTAAGTACCATCTGTTTCATCATCATATAAATATCTAGCAGACATTGAAGGAAATTGATTAACCATGTTAGGAGCAAACCATTCTCCACTTACTTTTAACTGTTGAAATATAATAAGAAACCCATTAGTTTTATATAATTGCTCAATAAAATGTTTCATTATATTATCAGTTTGGCTCTTATCTTCTATCATTAACCAATCTATAATAGTAACAGCATTAGGTTCTAACTCTATTTTAGTAGCGTCTGATTGAAAATCCCACCAAAAATCTCCTTCATTTATTCCTAAAACTCTGGCAGTATCTATAAATCTACTGCCCGCCTCTAAAGAGATATAATAAGGTTTAATATCTTGCTCTATAAATGATTTTAAGAAATTTACAGAGATTGTAGTTTTACCCCATTTTGCTCTAGAGCCTAATAATATCATATCACCCCAACAAAGTCTAGCTGTTTTATTGAAAAATGGAATCTCGAAACCCAAACTATTAGTATCGGGTGGAAAAGTATCTTTCCAATTAGCGTGCTTTAGTATCTGGTAATATTTTGAGTTTCCTTTTCCTCTTTTTAATATGTAACTTTCTTTAACTAAATAACTTAATGCACTATCAACTCTTTCTTTACTCTCACCTACTATTTCCTTTAAATCTCTACTCGTTGCTTCTTCTACCATTCTTAAATACTTTATTATTTTATCAGCTAAATCTTTTTCATCTACATTAATATATTTATCTAAACTTCCAATAACATTTATAAATTCTCTTCTAGGTAATGGTGGTTTACAAAGATGTTTATTTAATATATTTAATACAAATTCAGTATTTTGTGCATTCAATTTTTTTCTTAATACACCACCTAAATGCATGAATACATTATGCCTATTTCCTTCTTCTATTAAATCTAAATTAAAATTTTCTGTTTTAATATCATTTTCTAATGTTTCATTTGGATTTGTTATTTTTACTTTTCCTGCATTTTTAGATAAAAGAAATTGTTTTAATTTATCTGGCATTTTAATAATAGGTTTTAATTTAGGACATTCTCGCACATCACTGTTTAAAGTTGAAGGGTATAATAGTACATAACCCCCATCATTTTCAATGTCAATATGCCCACTTCCAACATCAATAGCTGTTTTGCGTATATCTTCTTCATATTGAAAAAACAAATGATAACCGCCTAAATTATAAGCAGTCATAGTAATATCTTTCCAATCTCCTATTTCATCTTCTAAAGACTTTATATTTTTTTCTTTTTTAGTCAGTAACTCGTTTTTTCTTTCTTCTGTAGCAGTATTATTTCTAATTTCATCTTTTTCATCATTTCCTAATCCATCAAAATCAATAACAGTAATATTACTCATTCTACCTGTTTTAACTCCTAGATTATTATTTGTTCTTAACCAATCTCTCCACTTTATCATTTCAGTGTGATTTTTTGTAGTCCATTCTCTTTCAACAGGCACTTTACTATTAACTCTAACAGGTAATAAATCAAAATTATTTTCATAATAGAAATCTAATACTTCAGTTAAATTTTCATTAGATACATATTTCATTTTAAATAAATCTGATAGATAAATCAAGATTTCATTGTTAGTACATTTCTCTCTATCTTTTTCCAATAATCTCACACATTCTACAATATCATATTTTACTTTACATGCATTACAATGTATTTTAGGAAAATATGGTAATGTCATAGCAGGCCCTTTACATTTAGGGCAATCTATAATAGTTGTAGTTACTATTTTATTAGGTATTTTATAACCTTTTAATCTTAAATAATCATAGAGTTTATCTAAAATTTTACTGTTTTGACTCATACACTTACCACCTTATAAAATTTGTTATATATCTCTTCCATTTTTGGTATTATAGTAGTTTCATCTATTTGCCCTGCTAATGCTGTAATAGCAGTGGCAACTGATGATAAAATAGATAATCTTTTAATTTGTTCACTCTCTACTGGAGTTTTTGGTTTCATATAGTCAAATGGCATTTTTAACAGAGGATTAATATTTACTACTTCATCTTTACTAACAACTTCAGTAGGTTTTACATCTTCTTTTTCTACAACAGCACTTGCTATTTTTTTAATAGATGTTAAAATTTTTTCTTTATTTATATCTTCTTCAAAAGTTATTTCTACTTCATCTCCTTTATCAATAAGTTTAATTGCTTCTATGACTTTAATTGTTTTATACCATTTACTTTTACTTAGAGTATCACCTATTTTAAAATATCCATTTCCACTCGCAACAGCTAATATTTTCATTTCTTCTCCTTTTTTCTCTTTTTTTTCTTTGCTTTATTAAAATCCACAATTTTATCTTGTTTATAAATATCCTTATATCTGTTTTCTAAACTTTTCATATAAAACAATCTTCTATAATCCCAATCTTTTTTAGGTAGCAGATATAAAATATCTTCTACTTTCTCTTCAATAACTTCTGGTAAACTAATTAAATTTACTATCATATTTCTTTTATCAAAATCTTCTTCATTAGCAATTTCAGTAATTAAATTATCAGCCGCTTCTTTTTTAATTTTTTTAGCTAATATCTTATATGGGTCTTTAATATGTTTATATCGTTTAGATTTAGGGCTAAATAGTTTTACATTTTCATACGCTACTAATTGTTCATAATCAGTATCGCTGCTAATTATAATACACTCTCTATCTTTAAACTTTTTAACTCCATATGCAATTATATCATCAGCTTCTAATTTTGAAGCTTTTAATACATGAAATGGTGTATTCATATCTAAATTACATAACAAATTATCAAAACTTGCAAACTGTTGTTTCCAATTAATATCATGTTTTTCACGAGCTTCTCTACGATTTGCTTTATAATTGGAATCAACATCTTTTCTCCAACTTCCCTCAGGACTATCTGCAGCTATAATAACTAAATCTTCTTCATTCAACCCTACTTTTCTCAAATCTCCTAATATCATAGTTACAGCAGTATAACACGGGCTCATTTGTTTATGTGCATACCACGCAAAGATGGAAGTAAACATGGTTATTCCAAAGTCTATAAATATAATTTTTCTATAGTTATTCGTTGATGTCGTCATCAATAAAAGTGTTGATTTGTTTGAAACAAAATAGACAATAATCTTTACCTGCTTTTTTTACAGAATCATCATCTTCTAAAATTGGTTCCTTACAGTAACAACACCAACTAATGACATTATCCTCATAATTGTCACGAATCAGTTTTTCCTTCATTTTTCTCCTCATTGTAAGTATCAAGGTCATGTTCTTCCACATGACTGAAATTTCTTTCCCATACGTTTTTCATGTTTCTAAATACATAAAATATATCTTTCTCTTTAATATCTGTCCAATCTAAACTTGCCATTTTTTTAAACTTATCATAAACAGAGTTTATATCAATAATGTCCTCACGCTCTACTTTTTCCTCAAGGGATTCATCTTTACCATAAGGCAATCTAAAAATTCGAGTAGTGTATGTATCTTCTATAATATTAAACTCTACAAACCTATCTAAAAAAGTATCAAAATTATCTTGTTTATTTTGTAGATTTGTATCTATAGGAGTTCTTCTTTTATCATCAATATGAAACCCTCTTTTTAACCACATAATATACATATAAGTACCTATCTTTAAAGGGTCTTTCTCTCTGTGAGTATTTTTAAATCTTTTTACATATTTACCAAGTGTACCTATTAGCCAATTTTTACCGAAGTCATCAAATAAATCATCAGTAGATTCTCTAGTAGTACTACCTTTTAAAGTATATTTCTGACCACCATACATGAACTGATTTTTAATGTAGTAATAAAAATCTTTTTTTTCTTTTCTCATAATTTATCTCCTAATTAAAACAGTTCCATTTGACTCAATTTTTCTTTGACAAATTCTCTATTTTTGTCTCTTTCCATAAATACTTCATCGTGTATTTTTTTATAACAATTAACATGATACCATTGATTGCAATTTTTACCTGTTTTCCATGCATTTGCTAAATCTCCTTTATATATGTATCTTTTACAGCAAGGACAAATAGTATCAAATTTAGCAACGATTTGTGTTGATTTTTTTGGCATTTTAACTTACCCCCAATTCTCTATTCCATCGTTTTCTATCAATTAATATACACTTTGTTAAAATCTCCATATTGTATGATAATTCTCTGTTTGACCAACCCATTATATATTGTATTTTATTTAATAACTTATCATCTTTAATTTCTATTTTTGTACTTTTATTTAAAAACGGTGTTTTATTCTTCTTTACAATGTTAAAATATAATAAATAATAGTAATGTAGTGGTTCGATATAAAATAGATAAGTTAATATCTTTTTTAAAGTCTTTAAATTACTAGCATCAAAACTAAGCCATTTGGTTAATACAATGTTTGTTGACATATCAGTTACAACTGAATCTTTTTTCTTCTGATATATCTGGTCTAGAAATGTAAATAAATTCATAGTTTGGTTTATTAAGATTGAGACTAGAGTTTAAAGTGCTCTAGTCTCAATATGAGAATAATAATGTGACAGTCTCTTAATTACTGCCTACGGAGATATTTGGTAATGTTCCTTCAATAATTACATTCAGAGTTTTATCACTAATAACTTTGACATTATCTAACATACCATGCAATTTTTCTGCCTGTTTTTCAGCTATCTCTACTTCTGCTCTACGTTTTCCTGCTTCGCCACTATACATAGCTTCACGTAGTAACTGTGCTCTCTCAGCTTCTGCTCTACCTTTTGCTATAATACCTACAGCTTCAGCAATATCAGCATCTCTCTTACCTTCAGCTTCAAGTATTCTTTTTTGCTTTACAGCTTCTGCTTTCAATACTTCTTTTGCTTTTTGTGCTTCAGCATCTTTAATTTGCTCAATCTTTTTAGATTCCGCTTCTTGTCTACGCTTTTCAACACTAGCTTGAGCTTCTGCAAATGCTCTACGTGCTTCTTCTTCAGCTGCCTTAGTTTCTTCTACTTTTCTTAGTGTTTGCTGAATAGCTAAAACTTTCTTACCTATTTCAGTTTCATATTCAACATCAAGATAAACTTTATAGATAATAGTGTTCTCTACATAAATTCCTCTATCTTTAAAGACTGGATGATTTTTCAACTCAATATCTACTTTGTCTTTAAAATCAACAAATCCTTGACCTGAATAAATATCTAACGCTTTATTAGGTCTAGCTATCTTGTTAATAACGTCTATTACTGTTCTTTTTACAATTACTGATTCATAAGTTTTACCTATACCATCTTTGTGAAGTAAAACTAATTTGTTAGGGCTAAACTTTGGTGCTCCATTTTCATCTTGCTCCCAACCTACTCTATAGTTAATAGACATAGCAACCCAAGCTTTTTGACCACCACCTTCTCCACAATCAACTATAATTCTTGGAGCTTCTGCATCTTTATTAACTCTGACATCATCAAATGTACATTTTTGAGTTCCTATATCATACTTATAAACATCCCAAAGCCACCCAAAATAAAAGTGTGTACCTGATAACTGTACTTCATCAACAACACCTCTAATTAAATGCTGCCTTACTACTGCTTCACTTCCTTCCACTTTTACTATACCTAATGTTTTGGCAGTGACAAATATTGCTATTATAGCAACAATGGCACAAATCCCAAGCTTAATCTCTTTACCCATTTTGGCTCTCCTTTAACAAATTGTTAATAATTTTTCTTGCAGCCTTTAACTTATCCTTATCTATTGTAGGGCTAGTTTTAGCCTCGTATAAGATGGCTTCCAATTTGATTACAGCTTCTTCCTTTGCCATCTTTAAGTTTTCTGTTAAATCTATTTTCCTACATTTTTTAAATAAAAAGTATGCTATAATCCCTATACACAATAATATCATCAAAAATCTGAACATTAATATTACCATAATATTCTCCTTAAATTTCTATTTGGTTAATAACTTTAACAGCAGTTTCACCTTGCTCAATTGCTTCTAACATATCAAACACTTTATCACTCCATCCTGCAATCAAATGTACTTCACCCTGTCTTACATCTATAGGAGTGTTACCATATCCAGACACGTCAAATAAATAAAGTTTAGCATTAGGAGCAATCTTTTTATAATTGTTCCAATATTTACTAAAATCTTGTGTGTTACCACCATACCCATATTCACTATCCCACATTTGACAATCAGTAAATATGAATACTTTATCCATTTTTACATTATTTTCAATTAACCACTCTATCACTTTGTAACCGTTAGTAGAATATCCTACTTCTCCTTCTCTCTCATGAAGTTGTAAAGTATTGTGTAAGGGGTTATTAGGAGCTATGTTAACAGCTTTCCAAGTGTCTCCAAAAAATCCAAGTATGTTGTTAGGTGCTTTTAAAGCTAATAGTTGTCCTAACAATAACCCTATATCATAAAATTGAACTTGAGATTTACCAGATATAGTACTTTCCATAGAAGCAGATACATCACTTGCAATAAGCACGTCACAATCCATTCCAACTACATTATCAATACTTATTTTTACTGCATCTTCTAAAGCTTTCAATACTTGATTTTTTCTAGTAGATGCTACACTCTCTAAACTTAAATAAGCACTAAAAAATCTAAAAGGTAATTGTTTAGATTTCTTAACAGCTACAGGATTACTTAAATAGTCTGTTACTTTTGTCACATGCTCTCTAGAAACATGTGCTTCTAAAATATTTCTTAAATTTCTAAGCAATGCCATATAACCTATTTTCTTACTGTCAATTAACTCTTCCCACTTTTTTGTAAAAGCTTGAGTTTTAGCTTCTTCTGTCTCATAATTATCTTGTCCTAATTTAGATAACTCCACTTCCCAAGTATAAGGTACTTCTAAAGTATTTTCAGCTATTTTTTTGAACAATTCTTTTTGCTCGTCATTTTGAGGTTTAGGGTGAGTTAAAAACAATGCATCTCTTAAAGTGATTTCTTTTTTCATTTAATCCTCCTTTTTATTTTGTGGCATTCTTCACATAAAGTAATTCCATTATCTACATCCCAAAATGGTGGATAAGTGATAGATAATCTCAATAAAGTTTCTTTATCTTCTATAGGTGAAAATTGATTGTATTTATTAAGAAATCCTTCTAATATAATATTAAATTCTTTCTTGTGATGAGCTTCTAAATCTCCACCCCTATGAAAACATTCTTGACAAGTATAATCGTTTTTTTCAAATATTTGTTCTCTCCACAATTTATATTGACTTAACTGTCTAATTCTAATACATAAATCGCTAATCCCACCTTTCCAATTCCAATGATTTTGTTTTTGCATCCCTGTATTTTTTAATGCATTATGTGTTGCTTTTCTTTTATTTTTGTTCCAAGGAATAATACCTTTTTTAGCTCCACCAATACCAGGCCTTTTCTTCCCAGTGTTAGATATTCTTATTTTATCTTTCCATAAAATACTTCTACCTAGAAGCGACTCACTATATGTTCTAGCTTTCAAATTACATTCTTTAAATCTATTACAAACAGTTTGTTTAGTGCAATTATATAAATCTGCTATTTGTTTATAAGATAATTTTTTATCAAAATATAATTCTTTTAAATCTTTTTGAGAGATTAACACTTTATTACTTCTCACTAAATTCTCCCGCCCCACTTAGCATATTGGTACTCATCAAACTTACCACTTTCAAATATTGTTCTTATACCTTTTTGTATTTGTTTATTTAACTTATTTAATTTTTTAGTATCTTTTCTTCCTTTTTGATAACAAGCTAATAATTCTGTTATCTCGTCAGGGCGTTGCACTATTCTATTTACCATTTTAGATACTAAACTATCTCCTTTATGTATTTTAGCTAACTCTATTGCTAACAATACAGGAACACTTCTTAAATACATTTTCTCTCTAGCATAAATAGCTAATTTTGCAACAAAGTCAGGGCTACATTGTTTAATAAGTTTAACTAACCTATTAAGCCTATCTTCATCTTTTTCATAGAAATTATTATTTAATATTGTAGTGCATACAGCACTGTATAACTCTAATTCAGGAGAAAGTTTATAAGCTTCTGCTCCTTCATAATTAGTAGTTACATTAATTTTTTTAGTAGCGGTGTTAAATTTAGCCATTTTTCAACTCCTTTTTAATTTAGGGGAAACAGGCGAGCTGAGATTTTTTTGTTTTCATATAAACGAAGTATCTCAACTCTACGTCACCCTGTTAATATCATTATATGTTAATGGGGGAACATTCATAAAGAGATTTTTTTGCAGGCTATAATACCTGCTGGGTCATTTTCTTTAACGAAGTATCTCTTTACTACGCCACCCAATTTTTTACAAAGAGGGAACAAATGAATAGAGTTTTTTCTAGACCGAAGTATCTCTATTCTACGCCACTCTTTTTTATACTCTTTATTATAAAGAGGAGAACAAACGATGAGAGAGATTTTAGTGCTCTGCCAGTTGAGCTACAGTCTACAAGTAGACTGACAGGATTCGAACCTGCAACCTCTCGATTAGCATTCGAAGTAACTCTCATCTACGCAACCTCTTGTTTGTTTTATTTTTATTCATACATACATTATAGCACAAAAAACGAATCTCTCAAAGCTTTATTTTTCTTATTTTATAATAAGTAGCTGATTTGTATAATGTTAGCTAAAAACACTACTTCTAAATTTGCTGATAAATTCCAACTTTTCTCGGTATCTGCTAATAATAAACTTATTTTACCTAGTGTTTCATATGAGTATTTATCTTGAGTTTCCCAAAGATGTTTAAATAACCAACGATTAAACCCCATTATATTAAATGTTTTAGAATATACTTTATCATAAACAAAATCCCTGTCTTTCAATTTTACTTTCTCTAAAAATAAATCATAATCATCTTTTGAATCTAAAGAAAACTTCCCTTCAATTTTAGCTTTTTGTAAAATTTTAATCATAGAACGAATATCAGGATAATATAATTCAATTAATTGGTCTATCTCTTCATGTGAAATAGTAATATTTTCTTTTAAACAAATATCTATTATTTTATCAATTATTTCTTCTTTACTTGGTTTTTCAAAATTAACAATTGTACATCTACTTCTAATAGGTTCAATAATTTTAGAAATATCATTTACTGAAAAAATAAAGAAACTATTACTACTATATGTTTCCATAAGATTCCTGAGGCTATCTGCTGCTTGTCGGGTTAAACTGTCTCCTTCATCACAGAACACACATCTTTTTATTTCATTAGTAGACATTGAAATAACAAAATGTTTAATTTTTTCTCTGATGACATCAATTCCTCTTTCCTCACTAGAATTGATAATTAATAAATCACTATTTAATTTTTTAGCCATAATTTTAGCACAACTAGTTTTTCCAGTTCCTGGGCTGCTCGAATAAAATATAAATGAGGGTAGAGATTGAGGTTGTTCTATATACTTTAAAATAGTATTCTTGTTTTCTAGTATTAATTCATCAAAATTTTGTGGGCGATATTTTTCTGTCCACACTAATTCTTCGAGCTTAGTTAGCATAAAACAAACTCCTTTATATGTTTTAATATAAAAATTAAATTATTCATTTCCAAAAGTTACTGCATTTATTACATAATTAAACTTACATATATCTGATTCTATTTTAACAAAGATAGGAGCACTATTTTTTGTAGATAATGTAACTTTATCATTTGCTAATGAAAGACAATCTATAAAAGTATTGTTTAGTTTAACAGAAAAATCTTCAACTTTATCAGATAGTTTAAAATTTAATTGAATTTCATTTTCACTTTTAGCAAATTTTGTAGATAACACACTATCTTTACAATTTAATTCTAAATTTGCATTAGCAAGAGTGTAATAACTAAGAATCTCTTTAATACTATCAGATGCTAGCTCAAATTCGTTCCCTA